CGCCGGGAGTTCGATCAGGCTTTCGCCTCCATCCCATACCCTTCCTTGGCACTCCGGTATCAGGAGGATCAGGATTACGCAGATCGGATGTATGACACGTATCGTAATATGACCCGTATGGAGGTTCGGAGTCAGGACGGAAATACGATTACCGACTCGTACTTCAATAGTACCGCACCGTATATCAGTATGCCTAAGGATATGAAGGGTCTAAGGGATAAGGTTGGGGAGATAATCGATATGGATGATTTTAAGGACATCAAGGACGTTGCCGGACGTCTGCATGACATAGCCATGGATCTTGCCGACATGGGCGTGGATATAAGCGAGGCGATCAGCGATGAGATGGTTATATCCAGACCTGAGGATATCCGTGATCTTATGGCGTCGCTGGACGTCATGTTGTCTTCCATACAGGCCGGCAATTCGGTATACGATAGCTTTATCTCCGATCTTGATAGGATAACAGGAAAAGGGAATCCGATATACGAGGTTCAGGATACTTATTCTACTGGGGATAGGATGGTGTATGTAAGGTCCGGGAATACATCCCCTTCCGATATGTATGATAGGAGCATGTTGTATATTAGTAGGAATACGTACCATAACACGGCTCCGATAACCGACACCGATCAGGCCTATGAGATGTTGGCCGATATCGGGATAGAGCGGCCCTCGTACTTGCCGGCTGGCGTGGTTCCCGCCGGGGCTTCCCGTTCTGATATTGGCGTGGTCAAGGATAATATAAAAAAGCTGGTTATGTCCAACATCTCATCCTCGAATACCGAGAACATGATCCTTACCAGATTAATATATCAGCATCCCGTAACCCCTAAGATGGATGATGTCGATATTGATCGAGAGTTCAGGAGATACGAGGCTAGGCAGGGAAAGGATCGGGATTTTATCAAATTCTGTACCTCGTTGAGGAAGATCCAGATCAAGGAAAGGTTAAAAAAATCGGATTTATATAATAATGTCTTACGTTTCCTTGATTTTAATGGATTTTATAACGTATCTTTGAACCACCATGACAGAAGTACGTTAAAAAGCATGGAGATGTCGTTGCCGGAAGGTCAGGTAAGGGATCTTCTGTTTGACGTGGCTATCGAGTCCGGTGACAGTAGCATGAGAAACCTTTTCTATCTGGATAGTCAGGACAGGATGATGGATGCCGGGTTTTACAGGTATCTGTACCAAAGGAATCCGGGCCTGCTCCGGGAGGTCAACGGCGGCGTCGAGGCGAGACCGGACGGTTCGTTCTTGGCTCGTGGGAGGTATGATGATTTCGTGTCATTCCAATCCGGCTTATATGAGAAGGTAGGTGAGACGGTTGATGGTGCGATATACAGGTTCGTTGATGATCTTATATACTCCGATCCATCATCATATCAAGAAAATATGGTACGAAGGATGGGTGATGTTACGGTAAGGAGTGACGATAATCGCCTGTCAAGGATAGAGGATGATCCCTCATCCAGTAAGATAGTTAATGAATACACTGCTAATACAAATAAGTTGATGCGAGATTTTTCGTGTAGTTAATCTCTCTTTGACGTCGTGAGACGTTTTCTTTCGAGCATTGAAACATTGAATTTATGGATTTGCATGAATCCGGGTCGTAGTGATACGTTCCGGATTTTTTGTCTTGTATCGGTTCTTATTAATCCCATTTACAAGACATTAAGTACTTTGATGATGACACATATCACGATCTTAGGGCTGTTAATTTTTGAACTTTGTAACGCCCGCCATCAGGTGGGGTTATTATTAATTCAAAAATAAATAGACATGGGTACAAGTGGAGACAAAATCGTTTTGTTAGACGGTATGGGTTCCGGTAGTGGAAGCGCCACTAACGGTTTATTATCTATGATTCCGGGGATGTTCGCCAATTTGATAGGCGGAAATAAGATGGATCCGAACTTGGTAGCGGCTTTGATGAACGGTCGTAACAACCAAGACGGTTTCGGCGGGGCTAACGGTTGGTGGTTGTGGATCATCGTCCTGTTCTGGTTATGGGGCGGCCGTGGCTTTGGCAATGGTTTTGGCAATGGTAATGAGTGTTGCGCTAATGGTCTTCCCGCTCAATTGAATAACGACTATGGTCGTGAGTTGTTGATGCAGGCCATCCAAGGTAATAGAAGCGCTATCGATCAGATCGCTAACGCCTTGAACTGTACTACCACTCAATTGCAAAGCGCTATCTGTAACGTACAAGGCGCTATCGATAAGGTGGCTGGTCAGGTAGGTATGACCTCTCAGGCTGTTATTAACGCCGTACAGCAACAAGGTTGTGAGATCGGTAATCAAATTAGCTCTTGCTGCTGCAATTTGAGTTCTTTGATCAACCAAAGCACTTGCCAGACTCAGCAGATGATCAACAATCAAGGTTATGAGAATCGTCTTGAGACATTGAATCAGACTAACACGTTACAAAACACTATTAATCAAGGATTGACGAACAATCGTGAGCAAGCCACGAGTCGGTTCAATATCTTGAGCGCTAAGATTGATGCTCAAACAACCTTGATTAATGATAAATTCTGTCAATTGGAAATGCGTGAGATGCAGAATACGATCAATCAGTTGCGTGATGAAAGGTCGGCTTACCAAGCCTCCGCGTTGACTCAGCAACAGACTCAGAATTTGATCAACCAGTTGAGACCTACCCCTGTGCCGGCTTATCCTTCATGCTCTCCTTACCAGACTTATGGATGGGGTCAGGCATTTTATGGAGGTAATTGCGGATGTGGGTGCAACAATGGATGCTGCAACAACGGAAACGCCGCTATTTAACTCTATAAAGGAAGGAGGCTATTATGGATTGTGTTTCTAAAATAGGGTCTCTTTATGAGTTGGTTACGAAGAACGTGGTAGTGACTACTACCAACACCGTCTTCGGCATCAACCCAAGGATATGGCTGTCCTTGCCATGCGAGGGCCTTCTGCTGCTGAAAATCCGGCAGGTGGTTCCGACAACAGGCGAGACATTGCCAGTACAGATAGCTGTCCCAGCGAACAGCACCGTATCCACGGTAGGTGATGACACATGCTGCCCGGTAACCGGCGTGGCTGTGGTGAATCCGATCAACGTGGCTGTGACCGGAGCGGCTATGGTTAACAACACCGAACGCCTTGTTTATTTCAACAAGGTAAGGGGTGTATTGAGGCTCATGGATTGCTGTGTGCCTACAACCGCCGCATCAGCGTCGGAAACGGATGTTGATGAGGAATAGGTTAGATTGGATGTCTAATGGGAGGGTATTCCCTCCCGCTTAAAAATCGAGATATGTTTAGAGACTTAAAGAAAGGATTTCAAGTATATACGCTGGATACGTCCGATGTTCCGGTGTTCAGGATGGGGAATGTGGTTAACGTGTCCGAGCCTAGGTTCCAGCAACCCCAGATGGGTCAGATGGGGCAATATCAGCAACTACAGGATAGGGTGATAGACCTTACCGTGGAGATAAACGGGTCTTCCATGACCTATGTCGTACCGGAGAGCAGGGATGTCGCTATGTCCAATAACATAACTTTGGCCTGCTCGGTCGATCCGATCATGAACCAGCTTAACGCCGCTAAGAGAACCAGCTCCGATATTCTCGATAGTATCGATAAGCATAGGAGGACGCTAGAGGCTTGTGATTCGATCCTTGAGGAAATCAATCCGGCTTTTAAGCAGACTAAGGATCAAGACCGGAAGATCAAGAATCTTGAGGAGAAAGTCGATAGGATGGGATCCTCTTTCGATGAGCTAAAAGAGTTGTTAATTAAAAAATTAGGTTAAGATGAGAGTTATAGATTTAGGCGGCGGTCACGATGAGGACTACGATGATGAGATCTACGATCGTAGAGGCGGCCGTGGACGTAGCAGACGTTCGGATGGAACTTACATGGGTTATGGTGGCGGAATATACGACCATTATGGCAAGGAGCATGACGGTAGGATGGATGAGCTAGAACGCCGTGAGCGTGATCTCGAAAGACGTGAGAGGGAGCTGGAACGTGACGAGCGTGAGCTTGAGAAACGTGAGAGACTCCATGAACGTGAGGACGAGATGTATCGCAGGGGATGGTTCGGTGAGCGCGGCATCCGTGACGAGTACGAAGGTACTGAACCGTATATGCGCAGGGGACGCAGGAGTCGTTACTACTGAGGAGCAGACGCCGATGACCCGGATTATAAGCGGTATATAGACACCCATGGATATCACTTTTCCAAGGAGCTGGCTAGGGAAGCCGCTGACAAGATGCTTAACGCCGACGGGTCCAAGAGAAGATGGACGATGGAGGACGCTAAGCAGATGTTCGATAAATGCGGGGCCAAGAAACCTGATAACGCCACTTGGGGAGATATCCAATATCTGTTCGCTATGTTCTATAGCGATTACTTTCCTAAGGTATTGGATTGCGACCAGAAAATAGTCAAGGCTGTCTTGGCTTATCTGGAAGACCCTGACGCCCCGGAAGGGACGGCGTTCGTAAGGTATCTGGCGGTGCGGTGCTTCGTCGGTGACACAATCAAATGGAGTGATATGATTTAGTTTGATACAACGTTGGAGAACCCTGTCGGCAATAGAATACCGATAGGGTTTCTTTTTGATCGTAGCCTTATTATGATTACATTTGTTCGAGGTAGATCTTTTTGTCATGGTAGGGTGGGCGGGAATGGAAAAGGATATCCTCAATATTGAAAGTGTTTTTAAAATGAGATTGGTATATAAGTTTAACATAGGGAAAAATGAAGAGTTGTCTAGATTATGCAAGATTAGTAATAATTTGTATAATCAAGCTCTTTATATTTTTAGAGAAACTTTATCAAAAGAAGATAAGTGGTTGTCTTATTATGAGTTAAACAATATACTTATTAAAACAAAGAATCTTGATGGAGAGGTAAATTATAAGCTTTTAAAAGCTCAATGTTCACAACAAATACTTCGTGTTCTAGATAAAAATATTAAGAGCTATTACAGATCTATTCATGATTTCAAAAAGAATCCATGTAAATATAGAGGTAAACCAGAATTGCCTAAATATAAGAAACGTGGATCAGAGTTCTCTTTATTTTTTACTAACCAATCTTGTAGTATAAGACAAGGAAGGATTATCTTATCTAAAGATTTATTTATTGATATTCCTCAGTATGATAAATATTGTTGCCGAATATTTAATTTCAAGCAAGTAAGGATTATTCCATTATTTGTAGGTTATAAGGTTGAGATAGTTTATGATATTGAAAATAAAATTATTGAAGATATACGAGATGAGAAGGTAGCATCAATAGATTTAGGCATTGATAATCTTGTTACTTTGATCAGCGAGGATTGTAATTTTATTTTTAGTGGAAGGTTTGTTAAATCTTATAATCAATTTTTTAATAAAACGCTTTCACGGCTTATAAGTATAAAGGATTTACAAGGAATAAGAAAAACAACAAATCGTATAAAGAAATTATACTATGACAGGGATAGATATTTAGAAGATGTATTTCATAAGATAAGTAGGAGGATTGTTGACATATTGATTGATTCCAGAGTGACTAAGTTAATTGTAGGCTATAATAAAGGTTGGAAAACTGGAGTAAATATGGGTAAGAAAAACAACCAAAAGTTTACTCAAATCCCTTTTGCGAGATTGATAAGTTATTTGGAATACAAATGTAGATTATCTGGAATAGAGTTCGTGGTAAATGAAGAATCCTATACATCTAAATGTGATGCCCTTGCTTTGGAGCCAATATCCAAGCATGATTCTTATTTAGGCAAAAGGATAAAACGAGGATTGTTTCAATCTTCTGTTGGTAAACTGATCAATGCTGATGTGAATGGTGCATTGAATATAATGAGAAAAGTAGTCGGTGATTCCAATGGTGTTATTCAAAGGATAATCGATAGCGGGTTGCTGTTCAATCCGGTTAGGGTAAGAAGTGTGTTTCCTAGAGAATGTCTACTTCTAAACTAATAAAAATGTAATGTTTTTATATATTTAAAATATTTTAAGGCATGACTAAAGGACATTATTGGATAGAGCCTGTGGATCAGACGTTAAACGATTTCCAGTTTTATAAGGCACGTATCGTAGGCGATCCTGAATATGACGAGAGACATCATCGAGTTATATTGAGAACTGATAAGTATTTCCCTGTCGGAAGTATCTTCCATGTCTTAAAAGACCCAGAGATGTTTGTTATAGAGAGGAAGTTTAAGACATGGGGGAATAAGTATGTCGTTAAGCCTTGTGAGGGTGAATGGGAATGGGAGTCTGTCCAGAAACTTAAAGACAAGGCTATTATATTCCGTAGCGGATTCCTGCACGGGGACGGCAGTT